TTCTACTAATTTTAAATTTTCCATATTCCTTCGCTAAAAATTAAAACAAACTAAATATAACAGCACATTGGCGGCATTAAAACGACCGCCAATCTGCGATACGTTAGTGGCAATGCTCCCCGAACACACGAGTAACTGCCAACTCATAATATTTTACCTCTTTTTCAATTCCAATAAAAGAACGGTTCAATTCTTTTGCTCCTAAACAAGTTGTTCCTACTCCCATTGTATTATCAAGTACATAATCATTTTCATCTGTAAAGGAACTAATCAATATTTTAAATAGTTTTAACGGTTTTTGTGTTGGATGTAATCCTCTTTCAACATTTACCTTTAATATACTACTCAAATACTTTTCATCAGCCATTCCATCGCCTTGTGGAATTGATTGTTCTCCGTAAGCATCCGATTTATGAAATACTCCTTGTTTGTTATTCCTTTTATTTTGCTCCAATCTTTTCTGCTTTTGTGGATTAAACTTTTCTTTGTTTGGTGCAAAAATCAAAATATCTTCGTGCCATTTCATAAATCTTATTTTTGCGTGAGCAGGGTTGCTCGGTCTTTCTTTCTCCCAAACTAAAGCGTATTTAAACCATTCAATTTTACTGTTTACTAAGGCACTTGTAAATGGTTGTGAAGCCGTTAAAACTATTGCGCCATTGTCTTTTATTATTCTACCATATTCAGCCCAAAGTTTGTTAAATGGAATAATGCAATCCCACGCACAACTTGTTGTTCCGTAAGGCAAATCTGCCAAAATGAGTTGAACCGATTTATCAGGAATAAGAGGTAAAATATCCATACAATCAGCATTAAACAAAGCACTGCCACTAACATTGCATTGGCAATAGTTGGGCTTGACGTTGTTATTCAACTGTATTGCTTCTATTATCTTTTGTGCTATCATTCAACTTTTGTTTTTCAAATTCCCAACCATCGCCAATGCTTTTGCGTTATAGGCAAGTGCTACCATCCTTCCGTAAACTCGGCAATAGTTGTTTCACCTTCCTTTACTTCTGCGTAACTAATACCAAGTTGTTTAACGGCATATTCTTTGTCAGCATCAATATCAATTCGGTAAATGTCGTCAGCATTACCGCCAACACTTACATATATTGATTTGCCGTTAAACTCGCCTCTAAATGAGAATGAGTATTTGTAATAAGATGTGAAAACAACTTTTGCCTCTCCATAAATTTCTAAAAATTCTTTTTCGTTTAAATTTGACATTTTAGTTTCAATTGCCGCACCAGCCTATAACAGCGGTTTTGCGCCACCGCTGGACAGTTGGTGCGCTGTTATTAAAGTTATCTAAAGCGGCAGCGCAAAGCCGCAAAACGTTATACGCAAGGCAAGTAGCCCTTATAGACACACCAAGCGTACATTAAAATCATAGCATCTTTTGCGGTTTTTCCTTTGCAATCAATCTTTGGTTCTTCCCAGTTTACATCATTTCTTAATACAGCTTCCCAATAGTCATTATGCTCCATCTTGTAAAGCATTACAGCAGGGAAGCCAAAAGCCTTGTACTTTAATTGGTCAAAAACCGCAAAAAGTTCATCCGTTGACAAATGCCCTGCGTATAACAAGGCATTGCAAAAAGCAGGGCTTGACTGCTTTAATTCATCTGTTGTAAGTTCTTTTATCATTTATGCTATATTGAAAGTTTGTACTATTAATCCCTGCCTTCTGCAATGCCCGAACCGTTAGCAGCAATAATACTTACCTATTTCGCACTCCTGTATAATCAGTTGCCTTCACTTTGGTAACATCAAAAGCAAAACGCCAAACGCTTTTACAGTCAATACTATCAATCAATTCTACTTTTCTCCAATGGCACAGACCCCACAAAACTATCCGTTCTATAATTGTTTGCTCCGATGGATTTTGTTCTCCGTAATAACTTATCAAATGAGTTTGCGTTATTCCGTTCAATATATTTACATAGGGTTTTGGCATCGTTACAAACAAAATCCCCTTCTCAATTAACAAAAATATATCAGGAAAGAACCGGTTTGGAAATCCGTATGGGTCTATGTCAATAATATCGTAAATATTTTTTTGTCCTATCAGTTCGTGGTATCTCACATAACTATCCCCTGTCTTTAACCACTTCTTATCATAGGCATCTACATTTCCATATTCCTGATATATTTTTGTTAAGTTTCCCTGCCCAGCAAACAATTCTAAAACGGATAGTTTGCCATACTCTTCCTCGCTCCAAAAAGATAGAATTGATTTTATCTGATTAATCTTTTCGTCAGGGTGATGCACCTCATTGGCGTTTTGCTTTTGCTTCTCTCTCGTAATATCGTGCCTGATTGCCCGGTAAGTTTTACTGCTGCTAACAACGGGTTGCACAAAATTATTTATTAAAGGGCTTTCTACCTCTAATGAAAGTTTTTGCTGTATTAAATTCTTGTTTTTCATATCAATTTTTATCTGTTAATCACTTTAATAAATAACTTCGGCAACCCGCAACCGTTAATAAAATTTATCAACAACAATTCTCCCAACATCATCAAAATCAAATCCAAGAGATTCAACCAAACCGGTAACATCAATGCCCTTATAAATAACGGTTTCAATATCAAACCTCTTGGGAGTTCCTTTTGTGTCATTTGTATTTGGAGTTTCGGGAGTGAACACTCCAACAACATCAATGATAATATCCTTATGCCTTATTGTATGTATCATATTGCCTCGTTGTAAACTTTATATGTTGAATATCTATGAGCCAAAACATCAATTTTTTTGTTCAGCCTTTCAATCTCTTGAGGGTTTTTCTTTGTTTTTAAAACTGCAATTGCATCAAACAGATCGGCCTCAATTTCCTTGATCTGAATGATTCTCTCCGTTGTTTTTAGGTTTGTCATGTTGTTTGGTTTTTTTAAACATTTGTTCATGTTGCTCCCTTGTTGTTGCTAATGAATAAGCACTCAAAACAAGCTCTTTTTCTATATCTGAAAAGGATTTGATCTCATCAACTACCTTTTTAAAATGCCGTTCATGGTTTGTCATTTTAGCTATTTTTAAGATGTTGCTCTAAAGTTTCAAGTTGCTCAACCTTTTCAGTATCAAATGATCTCATTGCTGCAATGTTCCTGATCTTTGTTATTCCATCCCTGTTGTTTTCTGATGGGTACAATTCAAGATAAGGCTCAAGCCAATGCTTGGGCAGCTCAGCCATTACCCTCATAACTCTCAGCCGGAGTTCATTGTTGGGGTTTGCTTTGATTTGTTTTTTAGTTAGTTTAAACATGGTTTTTGTATTAGTATTTGTACAAACATACAAACAATATTTAAATAAAAAAAGCCCCTTAGGGCTAATTTTCAACAAAAGTTTGTTAATAGGTTATTTTATGGCTAAAATGCCGAAAACAATACAAAGGGAGTAAGCTATCCATTTTTGAACCTTTTGCCCTTTTAGCTCTTTTTTAAGCTGATCGGCCTGATTGATCCGGAGGTTTATCTCCTCCTGTTTCAATGATGTTTGCTCATTTGCATTTTTAAGCAATAAATCAAGGTTTTTGATTTGGCTTGTTTTAAGGCTGTTTAACGAATCACAATTGCTCAGGGCTATCTCATAACCATTGGCAATTGAATCTGATGCCTGAGCCTTTGTGATTGCTTTTGCAAGGGTTTTTGATTGCTCATAGTTAAACCCAAGTAAAGTATCTCCCTGATTAATTAAAATCTGAGGCTTTAATGTTTGAGAAAAACTCAACAAGCCCATCCCGATCAAGGCTATCAATACGCTTAATGCTCTCATTTTGCTTTGCTTTTAAGGTTTTAATTTGTTTCCGGCTCTCGGAGTATTGACTGCTTAAAATGTTTACTTTTTTTTTAAAGTATCATTTTGATTGCTCAATGAATCAGCCTGATGCTTTAAGCTATCAACTTTAACTGCCAATGAATCAATTTTGTTTTGATCGGCTGAGGGTTCAATGCTATCCTTTTTAAATACATAAGATATGCCCATTGCCATAAGAATTGAAAATACAACAATTGCAATTGCTATTTTAAGGGTTGTTTTCATTTTGTATTGTTTTGTTAAATTGTTTCTCTTTTTCTGTTTTTGATACCTCATAACCGGCATAAACAAACAATGGACCAATTACAATCATGTTATCTGTTGCCGTAAATTTATCCTTGTTGTAAATAACAACAAATATTGTAAGCCCTAAGCCGGTAGCTGTTAAAACAAATCTGTTTATCCTCTTAGCAGACAAAAACGATTTTTCATTGCTAAATGTTTTGATCCATTCAAGAAAAGCCTTTTTAAAATTTTCCCATCCGAAAAACATCATGCCGTTACGTTTTTATAATTAGCCCAATTTTTTAGTTCAAAATGAGGAGCATCCGGAAACTTCTCATCATTTGAATTTCCATTGTTGTTCCAATCTCCCCCCCAAATTATTCTTGGCTCAATTTCCTTTATTATTTTAGCAAATCTTTCAAATAGTGCCTTATTCCAATCAAGTTTTTGCTTTAAATTAATAAATGCAATATCAAAAGCAAGAGATGGCAAATAATTATGAGGGCTTTGAGATGGCAATGCCTGAGTTACCTTTTCAGATGCCTCATCAATTATTCCGTTTCCATTATTATCAATCCCATCTTTAGGCTGATTAAACAAAAACAATTGCTCCTCATTTGATCTATAAGTACAGCAAGCAAAAGGCTGTGGATCTAATGGGTATCTTTTTTTATATTCAAGGCAGGCCTTTTCGTAAGCCTCCTTTAAAATAAAATGTAAGTCTTTTGTATCTCTTGAAGCCATTTTTATTTGAATAAATAATGAATGAATCCTTTTATTTTAGGCCAAATTGAAATAAGAATCAAAGCTATTCCTCCAAGCCAAGCAAGAATTTTAAAAGTCCATGATCCGTAAAACTTTGCTTGCATTACCTCTTTAACAACAGGGTACATCTTATTGACACGATCAGATAAAATTGAGATGTTTTGATTCATTTTCTGAATTTCGTTCATCAGCTCTCGGTTTGTTTTTTGGGCTTGCTCATAGTCAATGATAAGCCTTTCAATCCTATTGTTGTTAATCTCAAGAATTGCAACCCGTTCTCTCAATGTTTTATCGTTTTCGTTCATCCCTTTGTTTATTCATCAAGCTCAACCTTGAACAATACTCCGTTGAGGGTTTGTTTTACCCAATAGGATAATTCCTCAACTCTTGTGTTATCCGTACAGATATACGGCTCAAGCTCAAACTCCTCGGTTTCAAATAACTGTTTAACTTTTTTGTTTTTGTTTTTTAAACCCTCTTTTGAAAACTTGTATTGCCCTTTATCATCAACAAGGATGATCCCATCCTTATCGGTTGAACAAAGCTCAATGTTTATATCATTGATTTTCTCGTTCAGTTGCTTTTGTACTGCCGATAATTTTACTCCTAACTTTGTACAGGCATAAGTAAGTTTATCCTTAATCTCTTTGCCGTTTGTGTCCGTTGTTGGAATTGAGTTCAGGGCTGAAATAAACTCGTTTAACTTTTCAAATTTGTGTTTCATTTTGCTTTGTGTTTTTGGTTTTTACAAATATAAAAATTTACTGTTCTACTGTTACAGTCATTCCTGTATTTTCTTCCATTAATTTTTCAGCAACCTTTGTGTAAATTGTTAATGGCAATCCGGCTGCTGCTGTTTCATTGGCAGTTAAAACAACATTGCAATCGGTTATTTTTGAGCCATTTTCTCCAATAGGCCAAACATTTTCCTTTGCATCTGTTTTTGCCTGAGCATTGATCCACCAATTTATTGAGGATTTTACGTTTAATCCACCCTGATCGTTGATTGATGGGCTTGTATTTAAAGTTCCTACAATGTTTGTCGCATCTGAACCTCCTATTGAAAGAGGCGTTGAAGTTGTGATTTTTAAGTTCATGTTTTTATTTTTTATTAAACAATATTTACTACTCCGCTATTATTCCATAAGTCGCCCGAAACAAGTCCCGTTGCGCTTGTTGGTAGGTTCTGCATACGAACTCTACCATCGTTCCTAACAGATAAGTTTTGCTGTGTTTCCGCATTATTATAAACTACTAATCCAAAATTTGTTGAAGTTCCATCAGCAACAATTCTCAACCTTTTTCCTGATTCGGGGCTATTAGCACCAATTACCCAATCGCCTGCACTATTTGAATTTAACACATAAGCTGAACCATTACGTAATATTCCAAATCCACCTGAACTATTAAATCCTGCGCCTTCTGCAATTAGTTCAAAAGATGTTGTACCGCCTGCACCACTATTAAGCAACTTTAATACTGCACCGCTTGTTGTTGAACCGTTCGCCTCTATTGTTAGTAATGAATCAGCAACATTTGTTCCTGCTTTATATATGTGTAAACTTGTTGATGGCGTTGTTGTGTTTATACCAACACTTCCCAATAAATAAGCCTCACCGTTATCCTTTATCGTAAATAAATCCGTTGGCGTGTTGTTCGTTACTTTTAATGCGTATGTTCCGCTTCCTGTGCCTGAACCCTTTACATGAACTGCTGCCGATGGCGCTGCTGTGCCTATTCCTAATCTATTGTTTGTATCATCCCAAAAAAAGTTTGTTGAATCTTGTTGTAATACGTTGCCCGAGCCTTGAAATAAAACTCCTCCTATTGTTCCGCTTGCAATACTTGTTGTTCCTACGGTCAAGCCTCCTCCTCCTGCTGCCTGCCATGTAGCTACTCCACTCCCGTCTGTTGTTAAAACAAAACCGTTTGTTTCGTTACCGTCTTTGTAAATCAATCTACGGTCATCTCTTAATTGAAACCAAGGAGTTGGCGTATCATTCTCAACCCATAATGAATATGTTGCATTTGATCCTCCTCCTTTTATATGTAATTTACCTGATGCAGTTATTGATGAACCAATGCTTAAACGCCCATTTGTTTCAAGTTTCATTTGAGCAACGCCTGATCCAACGTGCCATGTTAAATCTGAACTTGCTCTTGTTTCTCCATATAACCATAATGTTTTCCAATATTTATTGGATAAAGCAAAAGGACCTCCAAGAGAATATGTATTGTTTGTATCAGGAGCAAAACTGCCTGCAATATAAATTGCAGGATCTCCGGCTGCCTCAGTTAATAAGGAATCGGTTAAGGATGCAGCTCCTGACCATTTAGGCAACTTGTTTAAAGTTCCTGATCCTGAAACTCCTCCGGCTGCGTTTTGGTTTACCCAAACTCCCCCTTGATAGGTTAAAACTTGGCCGTTTACAGGGCTTGATATTGTTACATCAGATAAAGCATTTAAAGCAATTACCTCGGGGCCTACAATAGCGGACCAATGAGCAGGATTAAATGTTCCGGTTGTTGCCGTTGTACATTGGTAAATTACTCCCAATTTAATCGCACCCTCTCCAACCTCGTATGATCTTGCTGTGTTGTACTCTCTTAAATTCAAAAGGGGTTTATCATCAACCCTGTTGATTGACGAATCAATCAAATCGTTAAAGGCTCCACGTATATCAGCCGGAGATATATCTCTTGTTGTATTGTCGTTGATTGCCGTTGCTGTGTCGGCAGTTAAATTTGCTTTTGTTTTTATGCTCATCTCAATTCGTTTTAACTAAAAAAGCCCTCTGAGAAACCCAAATCAAATGAATAACCATCATTGATGATCGGGTTTGAGGTGTTTATATTTATTTTTTTAAGCAGTAAATCCTGAACCAATTTCAAACTTGAATCAGGAACATCAACTGTTTTATTGGTAATGTTTCCATTGTTGATGTTTACAAGCTGATCAAGGTTTGATACAACCAAATCAATAACAGATGAAACATTGCCATACTTTTGTAAAGCAACATCAAACAAACTTTGCCCATCTGTAACCCTATATTGTGCCATTTTTTACCCTTGTAAAATCAATAAAAAATTGATTTGTTTCGTTGCTAATATTTACATTGATGTTGTTTATCAAATATCCATCATTTGTAAGTTGTGAAACAATATCCGTTTTGAGTTTTCCTGATTGCCCTGAACTTGATCTGTATAAATCAACCCCAACTCCAAGCAAAGGAAATTCTTTCCAATGCCCTACCCAAGTTCTCAAAATATGTTCAACGTGCTGCTCATCAGATTTGATCAACCTGAAATCTCCTCCCAAAATTGAGAGATCATCCGTAAACTCAACATCTTTAACTTGTATAGCCATGTTTAACGGTTTTGTTTTCCAACTCCTGTTGCTGTGTTATTACCAACTGCTGAGCTGCCCATGATGCTGCTGTTGCTTTCAAGGCTGCTCCTCCATCAGTCGGAACAACTACCCATGATGCAAAGATAGTTTTTAAGGTATTGAGTTCGTTTTCTAAGGCATTGATTTTGCTTAATAAACTTGTAACAATAACAAGCCCCCCATTTTGATCCCCGTTTAACTCAATGCTTTTTACCTTTGAATAGGCAACAATTACTCCTGCCGTTGGGGTGTACATTTGAACAACAACAATTGAATCATCTTGAGGGATCAACTTTGTTGCTCCTGATAAATCAACAGAAAAACGAGCCTCCGGAACCTCAACCTCCCCGTTTAAAGGATCAACAATACATGATCCATTGCTCTCATTTACTGAGCCGGTTCTAACTTTCCCAATTATTGTTTTTTGCTCGTTGGCAATCTTTTCAACAAATTGCTTTAAAGCATCATAAAGCTCCATTTATCAAAGTTTTGTTTCAAGTTCAATCTCCTGCCTATATCCGTTCACTCCCCATGTATAATTTACTGATTTTATTAAATACAAGCCATTCCTTTCAGGCATAACGATTGAAACCAATGAGGCAACATCTCCTGAATCAACGTGAGGCTCCCCAAATGTTACAAATGTTCCAATGTAACCGGTATATTTTACCCGATCAAGCTCCCTCTTGGCTGCCTTTTGAACATCCTCAAATGGTACATTGTAAAGGTTTATAGTTCTCAAATCTCCATCAATATCCCCAAAATAATAAGGCTCCGTTTTCCGGTTATCAGAATAAAAATAATTCACTTTAACTCTGATCTTTAAATCCTCCTGAATTTGATACTTTAAATTTGAATCATTGATGATGTTTTGCTCAAACTTAAATACCTGAGTTTTTTGGTTTGCTACAATGTAAGGCTCCCCAACGTATAAACCTCCGTTTTCCATCCTTGCAAATAGCCCCTGAGATTTTAACTGCTTTAATACGTTTGATACGTTTGAACCACTTGAAACCCTCCAATCTCCAACGGTAATATCAAGAGCCGTAAAGCTGTACCCAACAGGCAAGATTCCTGTTAGTAGTTGTTTTAATGTTACTCCCGTTCCTGCAAAGGGCCTGCAAGCCATTTGTTTCAATAAAAACATTCCATCCTCGGCCTCAATCTCAATCGGTATCTTTGCATTTACCTGAGAGATATATCCCGAAAAGATTTGTTTGATCGTTGGAAAGTAACCAAGCCAAACCTCAATTTTATCCCCTCTTTTAAATATTGGTTTTGCCCCGTTTATTATTTGCCTATCCTCAAGGCCGTTTTTACGGGGAAAAATAATTTTGCAAGTATCTGTTAAGCCATCAAAACCTTTGTTGATCTCAATGTTGTTTGCATAATTCAAAACGGTTTTTGTTGATCCGGTTTGAGCATCTGATACAATTATTTTACATTCAAGCCTAAGCATTGTTTGAATCAATTATTAAACCGTTCTCAAGCTCCTTTTCACTTATTGCCGTTATCTCAAAAAATTGTAAGTTCCTCCTCCCCTCGGTTTGAGGGAAATTGTAATCAAGGATAACAATTTTATCAATATCAAATATCCTCAAGTAATTACTTACCACCTCCAAAGGAACGGGAGCTGATAAATATTTTTTAAAGATATTCATATCCTCAATAGGATATTTATTAGGGTTTGAGGATTCAATATATCCCCTCATTTTTATTTGATAATCTCCATCTCCAATATATTCCTTTATTGTTCCGTTTCCTCCTGCAATTGGTGTAACAATTACGTTTCTTGTTTGTGTTACCTCCATCAAAACGGTATTGATCAAAAAGGCATTTGGCTCGTTTTCTCCTTGTGCTTTTATCTCTGTGTTTGAGTTTTGAGTTTTTGCATCAGGCAAAGTTGAGTTTCCTGTTTCATCAACAGTTGTTGTTTGAATCAGCTCTCCATTTGGGTTTGTTAATATTGTGATATTATCCTTAGCCGTTTTTACTAAATAATATGGTTTTTTAAAAATGATGTTATCAAAAACATTTGTTCCTAACCTACTAACAGCATCCCTCTCATCCTCCTCCTCAACAATTACATAAGGATATTGATCCTCCTTTTTTTTCAATCCTCCACTTGGCAAAGAGTAAAATTTACGTTTTATTGCATTTAGTCCGTAACTTTTAAGGATGATCTCGGCCTTGGGTTGAGATAATATTCCTCCTGTATTTATGATAGGCTCATTCATTTTTTTAACGTGCTATGTAATTAACATCATTCAACATTGTAAGCAGGGCCTTTTTAACTTCATCAGCTATTTTGCTTGCTGATTCTGTTAAATTTTGTGCAACAATCTCTTGAGTTTCAATCAGCTTTCCAATGGTAACATTTATGTTTGTAGCTCTCCGGCTCTCAACATCATTCAAAGGAGTTGAAACTCCTGCAACTGTTGTTCCTGCTGCTGCTGTTTTTGGTTTTGATAAACTTGCTTTTGCTGATTCAATGTTCTTGTTTACTAATGCCTTTAATGTTTCACTCTCATTCAAACTAATATCAAAGGCATCTGCACTCTTTTGAGTTGCTTTTATGAGCTTTTCACTATTGGCAATATATTCATTTATCTTGCTTTTGTTTCCTGTTCCAACAGCCTCATTTAATAGCTGAGTGTTACGATCAAAAAACATGCTGATCCGGTCAAAGGCTCCTCCAAGAGCATTTTCAACATTCAATGATTCGCCAAATGCTTTTATATCTGATGGCTTAAATCCTGCTGAAAATATCTCATTTACATTTTTGGAGCCTGCCAAGGATTTGAAATCAATGTTAAAAGCATCAATAAACTTTCCCTTTTCTGAAAAGGCATCCCCTGAAATTATATCATTTATGTTGTTTAAAATTCCGGTTAAACCCTCAACAACAACATCAATTGCCGGTTTTACTTTTGTAAATATATTGCTTGCTAATTTTGTAAAGGCATCAGCCATGTTTGAGATTTTTCCTGATGTTGTTTCTGATTGCTTTTCCATTAAATTGAAAAACAAACCACCCTCCTTTGTCATTCCTTTAAGGGCTTGCTCAACATCATTAAAACCAACCTTGCCATCATGTACCATGTTCACAATTTCAGAATCAGCCTTTTTAAAATGCTTAGCTAATGCCGAAACAATTGGAACTCCGGCCTCTGTGAATTGCCTCAATTCATTTCCTGTTAGCTTTGTTGCTGTTTTAACTTGGCCAAATGCCAAAATCAACTGAGGCAATTTATCTGTTCCAACTCCTGCTGAAATATCTCCCAAAACTTTAAGATCAGGGATAAGGTTCTCAGCCTCTATTCCATAAGCAAGTAAAGCCTTTGCACCCTGAGCAACATCCTCCAATTCAAAGGGTGTTTTTAGGGCAAAATTTTGTATATCTGAAATTAATTTATCACTTCTTTGCTTTGATCCAAGCATTGTTTCAAATGATACTCCAAGTTGTTCAACAAATGAACCTGCATCAAGCACTTTTTTTCCAAACAATGTAAGCCCTGAAATAACGGCAGCAGATCCCAAAGCTGAGGCAATCCCTCCTCCTGATGAGCCTTGAGCTTTCATGCCATCCAAAGAGGTTTGAGTTTTTTTTACTGCATCATTCAGCTTATTTGTTTCTGATGTTGCCGTTTTTATTTTACTCGTAAATAAGTCCTTGAGGCCTACCTCATATACAACCTTTTCCGTTGCCATTATTTAAGTTTTATCCCTATTCTTAGGGGGTTGAACCTTGAGCAAAGCACACTCATAAACATCCCCCGTTGAATAGGTTTTTTATTTTTCATCCTTTTCAATTGCCTTTATGCTGTGATTTTTCTCAAATAAATTTAAGAATTTATCAAATGCAATTCCCCATTTTGTTAGGTAAGTAACAAGTTTATTTTTACCAATTACTGATGAGATCGTTTCATCAGGATTTCCAAACTTTGCATTGCTCTCCGGTTTTATCAGTAAATCATTGAATAAGTATTTTGCAACAACATTCCCCAATTGATCAATTGCAATTGCTAAATCCTTATAATGGGCTGTTGATTCCTTAAATGAACTGTATCTCATTGCTGAATAAAACAACAACAAAGGAGAAAACAAAAGCATTGCAGCCCTTGCAATAAAACAAACCAAAAACCAAAAAAACAATTTTATCATTTCATTAAGTCGCATAATTTTGAATATAAAAGATCATTATCTGTTATCTCTACTCCATCAATGCTATCAACATATTCATGTTTGAGTACAAAGTTTTTTGAATCGGACCAAATAACTTCAACCCCTTTATTGTCGATCATTTTGCAAACAGATCGGGCCTGAGTTCTCTTGAGTTTAACCCTGTTCCATTCTGCTGAGGCATCATTGAACTCAACATAAATAAAATCAACATCTGATGTAATTACTATAAAAGCCATGTTTTTAAATTTGTGCTAAATCAAACCCCGTTGCAAATGCCGTAAACTCCCCAACTTGGCTAAGATCATCATTTACCTGAATAATTATTTTTTGATCAGCCGATTGCCTTAGCCTTATACCCCATTGAAATCCAAAGGCTCTACGTACATCCAATACAGGAAAATATCCATGCAATGTATTTACTCCGGTTCCCGATATACTACCAACCTTAAAAGCATCATTGCCCGTACCAAAGGCAGGATTCCCCAACGATAATCTTATAAATTCAAAGTTTGTTTTTAAACCGGCTCCCTGTTGGAATGGTATTCTCCCTTTTTCCGTTTCATAGTAAATTTTAACTCCATTTGTTAAGGCAGCAGCCAATCCTGCAAATACGTTCAATGTAACTGATCCGCTTGAATTGTCGGCAATGGTAAATGCAAGGCTTGTAATATATCTATCCCCTGTTTGAGCTGAAACAATACTGAACTCTTGAGGTGTAACTGATCCGTTCACGTTCATGTTTGTTGATCCTGTGATCAATCCATTTGAGGAAAACAATTGGGCAAAAGGGATTTGATCATCTCGGGTTGATACTGTTGGAATTGGAATTGCTTTAACGAGCAAAGCATTATCCTCATCAACCTTGGCCGATCTCCTACTGAAAAAATCTGATATTTGAATCCTTAGCATTATACTACTTTTTGATAAACCTCAAGAGCAAATTGGCATATCATGCTTGTATTTCCAACCGGAGGAGTTATGTTGATTCCTAAAGATGCTCCTTTTTTCAAAACAATACTGCCTGCCGTTACTTGTATTGTTGATCCTTGGGTTGATGATACTTGGGCAATGGTTCCAATTGCATCAGCTCCATCTGTAAACGTTGAACCGGTTGCTCCCTTATATGCAAGGGCTGAAATTGTGTTGTTGCTGCCAAAGTTCCTATTTACGTTTATTGATACACTTGTTGCTCCTGATACAATTGTTCCGGCTGATGGGTTTCTTAAAACCTCAACAAAAAGGTTTCCGGCTCCTCCTGTTGTTGTTCCTAAAATGTAAAACAATTTATCAACAATTATATCATTATCCCCTGTATTTTTCAGGTATAAAACAGCCGTTTTTGTTGCATTTGTTAAAGTAATATTTCCCGTATTGATGTTGAAGCCCGTTCCGTTTATCGTACTGAGTTTGCTCTCATCTTGTGTAACTGATTCGGTTTTCAGCCTGTTATTTGATACTTCTGCTGTTTGGCCTGTTTTGCCATCTGTGATGTAAAAATTCATGTTATGTTAGTATTATGGTTAATAGTTTATTTGTTTTGATCTGTTCCTTTATTAATGTTGTAAGCAATACCTCAATCCTATTGTTTGAATCAAATGAGGATATTTTTTGAATCAATTCTGTTAGTGTTTTTTCTGTTGCAATATCATTTGCAATTGTGTTAAGCTCCTCGGCCAATGCAATTTGCTCATCTTGCTTTGCCTCCTTTGCTAAATCAGTAGGAATTGAAACCGCAACAGATGAATAAAAAAAGTTTTTGCCTAACTTTTCAATCAAATCATTTCGGCTCGTATTTGCCGGAGTTGTAACTTGTTTCCAATCAAATTTAAAGGCCTCCCTTGTTTCCAAAGGAGCTGATGTATCTGTAATTACAATCAATTCAGGATCGGCTGAATGAGCAATAACATTCATTGATGGATCAAGGCTAAAAACCTTAACTCCATCATCAACAATAACCTTTCCGTTTGTATCTTTTACGAATGTTATAGCCATTTGCTCAAATTAATATCCTTGTTTTCTCCTTTACGGTCCATTGCTCCTGTAAACTTTAAAAACCACCATAACCAATTTACTTGCTCGGCCCAAGCCTGATCATCAAGCTCCTCGGGGTTTATCTTAAAATAGAAACGGAGCAAAATATTGTTTTTCTCAATATCAAGCCCCGCTTCAGGTAGTCGCCTCTTGTGCTTGCAAGATCGGAACTACTGCATTTGATGCACTCCTTAGATTGTCAAAGTCGTTGGTAATTTTTTCCAACTCATCCCCTCCAATGTAAAGGTTTTTCAATAGCACCTCAGTTGCTTGCAACTCATCCTTTTGAATTATTTTTGAAACTGCTGAGTAGGTTTGCCTATCCAATTTTTTCAAGTGAATAGTGATCAACTCTGAGCCTGTTTCTCCCGTTGGAATTTCCAAGGTGTAAACTGTTCCAAACTTTTGTTTTAATTCCTCAATTGTCATTTTGCTTTGTTTTTAGTTTCCGTAAAGATACTAAAAATTTATTGCCATTCAATATGAGATAAAACAAGTTCTAATTCAACAGGGATTGATGTATCTCCTTGAGAGCTTGTTCTGCCGTTGTTCATAAAACGAACATTTTTCAAAACGTGTTTACGTGTTACAAGGTTTGTATCAACAAACATAACCACAATATCAAACTCGGGGATCTGATTCAATCTCCCGATTGGAGCTGCTGCCATAAGGCTTTCAACCTCCTCCATTAACATTGTAATTTTTGCCGTTGGCTCAACTTTTCCGTAGCCTCTTGAAACAGGATAAGCTCCTGCTCCATAGATATTCTCCATGTTTTGTTTTTCAGCATACTCAAGAGCCGTAATACCTACAACAGGAACTCCTAAAATATTTACGATAATATCAGCCCATTCATAAGATTTGCCGTTTATTAAAGGTGTTAAATTTTGTGCCATTTTGTTATGCTATTTGAGTAGTGAATGAAACATTTACCTCAATTACATCAGCAACCCCAACAGGAACAAGAGAAACAGCAAGAGTGATCTTGCTTGTTGCAAGTACGTTTTGAGCAGGATTGATCGTAACTGAATAAGCTGATAGCTCGTTATCTCTCTCCATTTGCTCTAAAGCTCTTTTTGCAAGGCTCTCAAAGTAACCAATTGAATCCTCTGATAAAGTTCCGTTTGAGTTTACTTTTATTGGGCTGCTTAATGCAGGCAATAAAAATGCTCTCATATTACGAATTGCTTTATCAATTGTACGGTTGTTGAATATAGTTGAAAAGTCTGAACTTGTTGCAATTGCTGTTGCTGAACTATTGAAATAAGAGCCATCAACTCCCTGATGTTTTCTCAGGAAAATATACCCTTTTAGATCAATATTGTTGATCAATGAATTGCTCAAAGTACGGTAATTTGTACCATTTGCAATTGCTAACTCATCAAACTCAACATTGGCAACATTAAATTTTCCAACCCATGCAATTGATTCTGCAACTGAACTCAAAGAAACTGCTCCCAAAGTAGTTCCAAGGCAACCGATTGATTTGCCAAGGGCCTTGTAAAGGCTTGCACCGGTTCCGGCATAATCTTGGCCAATTGTTGCTGAAACATTTTTATTGCTCAAAGCTCTCAAATCTGATAACGTACTCAGATCAGTAACTGCCGAAAAATCTCCCTGATGGATGATTGATAGCGGAGTATTTTGAGCCTCGCAAGCTGTTGCTTGAGCCTGTAAACTTGTTAAATGAGTTGTTGAAAATGCTGTTGATGTTACATAGGTTCCAATTTGGCGAATCTTGCCTTGTGCAAAATTTTGCATTGTAACCACTTCATCAAATGTATAAGAAACAGGAACAGCATAAATGCCAACGTATAAGTTGCCACTTGGCTGAACTCTGAAATACTCATCAATTTGATAGTGCATAACATCAATAAATGATGCTACTCCTCCCGAAAACTGAACAAGGGATGTTGTTGCCGTTCCAACAATAACATTGCTGATAACGTAACTATTTGCACCTACTCCTGTTCCTGCCGGAGCTGTTAATGTTACAACAGCAGATAAGTTTGATGCCGTATAACCATGCGTTGTTGTTCCTGCATTTATAGCTGAAACAATTGCAGCAGCAACTGTTGTTGTTGTCGGGGTTGCCGGAACGGTAGCTGTTCCAATTGAGATCATAGAAACTCCGTTGTTTACCTTTGTTTCAATCGTATCTCCTGCAACTCCTGCTCCCGTAACGGTAATTGTACCCGTTGCCTTGGTTTCTCCAATGTGAGTATTTGTGATTCCCAAATTCTCAGCCTCCTCAATTGAGAAAACTTGCTTGATGCGGCCATTGGATGAAAAGCCTGAGGGCAAAGCACTTGTATAAAATAAAAGGCCGGAGATATAGTCCTCTCCTGCTAAGGGCCTGCCTAAACCGCCCTGACCTCTATTGAAAATGATCTGATTGCCCATTTTTATTTAGATTTTTTTGAGGTTGTTTTTTGCTCATCCTTTGCCGTTGGAGCCTCTGAAAGTTCATCATTCGTAAACTCAAAACATTCAATGTTTTTCTCCTTGGCATGATGAAAAGCAAAGTTTTTTGTTTCAGCAAAGAAAACATTTCCATCAGCCGTAACATATACGGCTGAGGATTTGTTTTTGTGTTCGCTTGCTATTTTATTTGCTTGCTCTTTTGTCATGTGCTTAATTATTAAGCTATTTGAACTAATACTGCAATTCCTTTTTCATCAGTTCTCAATTTGGCTGCTCCAAGCATTACCAAACCGCTAAGGATAATACCATAGTACTCCGGTTTACCTCTTCCGTTATCTCCTGAATCTGAGAAAACCTCAATTTGTCCTAAAGCCTTAGCAACATAATCAACATGCCAAGCAATACAACCCATGTTATCAGTTGCTGCTCCTGCTGCTCCTACTGCTTTTAAAGTTGGAGTTGCATCATAAACAACTACTGATGGACGAATCATAATATCAAAACCAAATAATTGAGCAACAACTCCTGTTGCTAAAGCATTTACTTGGAAACCGTTGTATGATGCTCTAACAATCTCGGAGATTGTGAATAACTGCCAAAACATTTCAGCTTGCATCAATAATTTTCTGCCGTTACGTGGTACATTATCCATATCAAGGCGTTTTGCAAGGTTTGCAATATCCTCCAAAGCAACTGCTTTTCTTGTACCGGTTGCTGATGGAGCCAAGGCCGTTGAGCTGTTTGCTCCACTTGTACGAACAATACGGCCTGCCGTTGAGGTTGCCCATTTGTTAGCTACAAAAGTACCAACGGTTTCAGAAAGGGTGTTGATGTGTTGGCCCATTACTGAGTTGCGTTTGTCATAAGAAACTTGCAAATCATCAAGGTTTGTGATCAAAATAGGATCAGTTGAATATTGATCTAAGTTGTAAGTTAAATCAGTATCAGTTCTTTGAGTGATTGTTGCAGGCAAAGATGAACGGTTGATTGCTGTTGCAGGATTTGCTCCGGCTTGAGGGATATGAACTGTTTTGTTTGAAACGAATCCATCATGAGATGTACTCATTGGAACGAATAAAGATTGAGAGTAAAGATTCTCTTGTATATCATTTACCCAAATTTCGGTTTGTAATGCCATTGTTTTTTAAATTTTAATTAGTTAATATTTTTGTTTTTGTTTACTTGCTTTTTTTGTAATACTCATTGTACATACGATCATACTCCTCACTATTGTTCTTGTACATATTCGCTAACTCTTTAGGAGCTTTTTTCTCCCACGTACGAATGTTCCAACCTGAACGATCCTCTCCTGATTTTGCTGCTGTTGCAACTTTATCAAGGATTTTTGCAGCCTGAACTGTTTTTGTTACAACGATTGCATCAAGGGAGTTCTTAACGGTTTCAAAATCTTTTTTAGCAAGAGCAATAAAAGGCTCTTTTGCCTCCTCTTTGATTTTACCCTCTTTGATAGCGTTTTCAACTAATGCTGTTGATTCTGCTGTGATTTTAGCATCCTTTTCGGCTGCCTCTTTTTCCTCAATCTCTATTAGCTTAGCCTCAAGAGCTGTTTTTTCACTCTCTAATGCTGCAACCTTAGCATTTGCCTCGGAAACCTGAGCCTCAAGAGCAAGTTTTTCTTGTTCAGTCATTTGGTTTGTTATTGGTTCGTTTATTAATTTGTTGTAAATCGTAACTAAGTTGTATAAATTTTTCCTGTTGCTCTCCTCAAGTTTGAACTCTTTTGCTGAGCTTTGAACCTCATCAACAAAACCCATTTTTAGGGCCTCTGATGCTGAGAGCCATGTTTCTCCATCCATCATAAAAGCAATCTCCTCTTGGGTTCTTTTACAACGGTTTGAGATTATTTTCACAAGGGTTCCCTTGATATAATTCAATACATCATCAGAAACCCCCTCCCCGAATGGGTTATGTAACATCAGGGTTGAATAGTCCATCATGCAACATTGTTTGCCACAAACGGCAATTACTCCTGCAATTGAGGCTGCAAGCCCATCAACATAAGTATTGCAGGGAGCTTTTGAGTTCAACATTGCTGATATTATGCTGTAACCCTCGTAAACATTTCCTCCAACTGAGTTGATCCTTATGTTGATTTTATCAACCTTTTCAACCTCGTTTAAATATTGGATTTGTTCAGCAATGGCTGTTCCGGAAATACCTGAGTTCATTGAGCCATCAGCATTGTAAGTTGTTCCGATCTGATCATATAACATGATCGTTGCAACCCCGTTTAAAACATTGTTGATATTTTTCTCAATTACTTGCATTAAAACAAAATTATTATAAACTATCTTTAAAAACGTATTTTTGTTACAACTAAAACAAATATTTGTTACAACTTAACCCATGCAAAGAAACGTAAACAAAAAAGCTGAGAGTTTCAGAATAAAAGTAACTACCTACATTCAGGGATCAATAAAAAATAAATTTGTTGAGGAGCTTATTGCAAAAGGCATAACGGAGGCCGAACTTGCTCGGCAAATCATTGAGCAACATTTCAGCAACAAGCACTCAAGGAATATCTATTGAGTATGTATGTTGAACTCAAACTCATTTATACCAACATAGGAGAGTGTAGTTGTACTCAGGTTTTTATACCTCAATCCTATCTCGGTTCCTAATGGTACGGAGTTCAATTGATACGTTAAAAATACATCCTTTTCTTGGTTGATGCTGTTTACTGCATTTTCAACAATATTCATTGAGGCAATAACAGTTGATGTTGTAAAATTATACAATTGAATCTCATTGTTGTAATTGAACGGACTGCCTGCCGTATTTTCAAAATTAGTTTTAAATCTAAAATTCAATTTCAGATTTGATTGAGTTTTCCCCAATGTAACTATTTTGAATAAATCATAAATCTGATTGATTGCAATTGATCCCGATTGCTCAAAGAAAATATTGCTATTAAATTTAAAGGTGTTTAAAAAACCCTGATTGCCAAATGTTGAAATATTATAACCGGAATTTTGAGAGGCAAATCTCTGAGCCGTATCATAGTTAAATGTAATATACTGCCCTGATATTGGAGCTGATGTTGATGCTGCCGAAACTTGCTCCTCAAATACGTTTTGAGTTGATCCGTTGAAAAATACCTTTGTTGATATTACAGGAGTTCCTCTGTAAATGTAAACAGGATATGAGCCTGTATATCCGTTGAACTTTAATATTTGGTTATCAATCCAACAAACTCCGGCTGCAATTGTTACGTTTCCCCCTCCGTTATCGGTTGCCTCCATGCCTGAAATAACATAGGCATTTAAGCTTGTTCCCTTGAGGATTGCCTCTATTGAACTATAAACATCATCTTGTAAAATTGTAAGATCATTCTTATAAAAAGGCATTTTGCCTGCCGGTAGTGGGGATATAAATTTTTTCATTTTAGTATGTTGCTATATTGTTTGTAACTCCAATTAGTTTGTATTTGTTTACCTCTGTTTGTACTCTTGCCGATCTCTCGGGGTTTGTTGCTCCTAATGTATTATAGAGAGCCAACGGAACCCAAACCGTAAAATCATAGGCCGGCAAATATTCATCCTCATTTGCAATGAACAGCGTATCAACTTGATTTGGAGAATCTCCAACATAAGCAGGAACATCTCCTGTTGATACATCAGTTAAATAAATAGTATCAAGCCCCCCAACAAAATTCTCAATATAAATGAACGGAGCCGAAACAACTGCAAACTCCTTATTGAGAATAAACTCCAATAAAATTGTTTGAGAGTTATATTTTAGCCTTTCATTTAACCCAAAATTATCTGAGCCATCAAGCAAACAAACCCCTCCATCATAGTAATAAACATCAATAAGGTTATCTCTGATCTCCTGCATTGGTGTTAGTAATGATTTCAACCAAGCCAATTGTTTTGATTGCCTCATAAACGGAGGCAACAGCCTCTCAGCTACAATTGTAAAATCAATACTATAAAACGACCTCGGAAAAATCATCAGGATAAAATTAAATTTATTGTATCATTCAATGTATTTGATGCCGTTGTTTCTCCAACAATGTAACCGGCTGATGTTTCGTAGTTTCTACTCAACCAATCTGATCCTGTAACCATGTTAGTAACTAAATTGCTTGAGAGGGCAACAGTATCGGGCCTCGCAACTACTGTATTGAGGACAACATCATTAACCCCCTCAACATTTTGAATTGCATCAATCAACTTATTAAGCGAAACCGTACCATCAAAAGGCAAGGCAGCTAAATAATCATTGATAGCATTTATTACATTCGTTTTTACTGTACTTTGTACATACTGCCCATCATAATAAACATCAGCAGCAACCTTGAGCTTATCGGCCTCTTGAGATATAACATTGGTTTGAGTTCCTGCAAACTTGATTTTATCAATATAGCTTGTAAATGCAGCCAACTCAACGGCTGATAAGGCAGTCAATGAGGGAGTTGTTCCCTTTGCAACCTTGATCAAAACAAGTCTGTTTCCGGTTTGCTTTACTGATGCCTGTGTTACAATTTGCTTTGTTGTATCTGTTGTAGGATACCCAACGCTGAAATCAGAATTAACCTGAACAACATCCCCAAACTGAAACTTGAGGCTCCTGTCTTTTAGCCAAGGAGATGTACCAACAACGGCTGATGCTGCAATTTCCTCAACCTCGGTTTTTAATAGGTCCATCAACTGCTCAAAGTAATTGATTGACTGAGCCGTTATAAATGCCCAAACATTCCAAATTGCTGATTGAGAATTGCTCGTTAAATCATTGAGAGCCGTTTCAGCATTTTTTGCATCAATGATTGATTGTTTTATTACTGTTGTTGATCTTGCCATGATGTAAAGTTAAATAAAGCCTTTGTTTTTTTGATTCAACTATTAAAATTTACTTATTACAAGCCATCTCCGGACCTTAAAATGATATTATCAATATCAAGATTGGCATTGATCTCAACCGCAATTGGAGGAGCAACCTCAACCTTATCATTTTCGGTTGAAAAATCAGCATCTTTTCCACTCAATTGATATTCTTGAATGTAAATATAAATGTTGTTATGCTCTGTGTCTGTTGTTTCCTTGAGCCTGATCAATTTGCCGTATATCTTGTCTGTTGTTACCTGAAACCCTTGCAGGGCTTTGAAAATGTTTTGCTTTAAAGTAAATATATCGGTGTCCTCGTTTTTGTAGCTCTCAAAACCAATATGCAGCCTCAATGTTCCGGTATAAGATTGCAGCAATGATGTTGCCGTTGTATATTCAATATCCGTAAACTCCAAAAAGCAACAAGGATATAAAAAAGCCTGTTCATCATTGTTCTCATTTACATCTGAGTTTGAATGATTAAATTGATCGTTGAATAGTTTTATAGTTTTAAGATCAGGCACTTTTGCCTGTAACCTTGTAACAATTCCGTTATATAAATTTGTATTCATTCGTAAAATGCTTTTGTTAGTTGCCGTTTTAAAGTTAGTACGTTTTTCCTCATCAGTTTTTTTGATATGCCCATGAACCTCCTCTGAGGCATTTTAAATCTATGTTTGCCCCAAGCCCTGCCATATAGCCCATAGTTATGAATAGCCGAATAAGGCAAATCAGATTCAACCCGATATTTATAGGCATTGAGCCTCCTCCTTAAAACCGATCTTTTTAATGCTCCCGATTGAGTTAGGATTGCCCTTTTTTTAAATGGGTTGTTTTTGTCGGCTCGGCTCGGCCTTTTCCTTGGTTGCCATTTTTCAACAACCTCATCCTCAAAGCCCTCATTCCGGAACGATCTTTTAAAATGATTTTCTGAATCAGTTGCAATGATAGTCATGGCATCCTGAACGGCCTTGATCAGCCTTGCCCCCTTTTTATCAAACTCAAACTTGCTCTTGGTTGCCATTTGGAATAAATGTAATTGAGCCATCATCATCAGCCCCATCAACGTATGTAATTTTGATCAAAAGGTTTTCATCAATTGCCTTTTTAAACATAGCCTCAACATCATCCAATGGGGTAAGCATGGCAGCAATCATTGCATCTCCCTTGTTATTTGGGTTCAGTTTTATGTATTGCTCAAAATAGCTCATTTTTTCAAATATTTTATAAATTTTATACTCTCCTCATAAACCTCCGGCATTACCTTTTTAAATACAGGATTGCCAACGATTGCATTTTCCATTGAATGAGCAAAGACCTCAGCCTCCTTTGCCCCTTTCCGTTCAAAATATGATATTTTATGCCCCTCTCCTCTTGCATATCTATTGTTCGTTAATGCCTGTAACGTATCTAAGCAACAGCCAATCATCTCCTTGCAGTCCTCAAATGTATATCCTGACAATTCGCCCTGTAATAAAGATACATCTTTTCTAAATGCTGCAAAAGTTTTTAGATGTAATTCTTTTTCAATTTCAGCCTCTTTGCCTTTAATTAGCTTTTTTAGGCTGTTAAAATGGTTTGAATATTCCTCAGAAACATGGCCGTTTGCTGTTTTTATCAAATTTCGCTGTGTATGAACTGCATGCCCAACCTCATGATCAAATATTTTTTTCCTAAACCATGCTGATCGTTTCCAACGGGCTGAATTTATATCGATATAAACATTATTTGTTTGATGATAAAACTCATTTTTTTTCTTTGGTATTTTAAGGCTATCAAGGGGCTTGTTTAAATAACTAAAAACCTCCTTGTTTATATCATTCTCAATCCCCCACTCTTTTAATTCTTTTGGTATAATATTATCTATTCCAACAGCACCCTTAACCGGTCCAACAAGCTCCTTTGTAGGTGTTTGAGGGATTGGCAAATTGAAATTGTTTACAGCAAGCCCCATATCTCGGGGATGAACCTCATAGTAAGGGTGTTTATCGTTAAATATGATCCGTTGTTTTCCTGTGTTCATCAGAAACTCATCAGGAACATCCTTGGGCTGTTCAAAGTTTGTCATATCCGTTTCCTCGGCCTCCTCAAGCTGTAAAACCGTACAACGGCAGTTCCATCCGTTTGGGGGCATGTAGCTCAACCAAAAAGGATCATCAACTTTTCTAACAATGCCATCAAGGGCCTGATGTGTTGGCCGTACTCTTTGATCTCCAACGGTTTCGTATTGTAAGTAAGGCAACAGGTGCTTTGTTTCCTCAATCTTATCCCAAAAAATTGCGTTTTGGGATCCGGCAACAGTCCTTTGATATTCTGCTGCTAAATAGTTTGAATTGAATGTATCTAAAACCTTGCTTGCCTCTTTTTTAAATTGGCCGTATGTTCGTGCCTCCCCATTTTCTCCAACAAGCAACTTGTTTAACTGCAATGTTTGTTGATAGGTTTTGGCTCCTGAAAACCGGTAAATGTTTTGCTGTAAATCTTTTGCAAGCCTGTACTTGTTGTCCTCCTCGGGGATTCCCTCGGCTCCTATTGCAAGCCCCAACCTCAATCCCTCTGTTAGTTTGTCGGCTGTTTTGTAATACATTAATCGGCTTAATTGGCTTGTTGTATTGATGCCTTTCCAAACATCATCAACAAAACGATCAAGCTCCTCATCCGTAAATGGGTTGAGGTTTAAAGAGTTTTGTATTTCGCACAAGTAACACACTCAATGAGTATAAACTTTTGAGAATTTTTCTGCCTGCTTAACAATGAAATCATTTACATTGATAGCCTCATTTTCTGTTCCTGTTGCCTCCTCCTCATTTTCCATCTCAGCTTCCTCAACAGGGGTTCCATATTTATTTTTGATATACTCAGGATCAATGTGATATTTGCCTGATTTTATCAATTCAATATCAAAATTTGCCTGATCTGTTATTTTAAGCTGATCCTTTTCAATGAACTCAAAACGCAAATCATTCAATTTGAATCCATGCCTTAGCAATACAGGGAAAAGTTTATCATTTACTACTGTACACAAAAACTCTTTATCCGCCTGCTCAACCTGTTTTGCAACCCTTTCATGAACCTCAGCCTGTGAACGGCTTGAGCCATCCTCCATTGTCATTGTTTGCCCAAGGATCAATTTACTGATCTCTTTGTTCATTAAATCAATTAGCCCTCCGTAAATACGTTGTACATCTTTACGGCCCCCCTCAATCACTTCAATAATATCATCCTTATCAAATACACCCCAAGGAGCTGATCCCATGTTTTCCAACATCCCCTGCATATTAGCTCTCGTTGTTTCATCCCTTACATCTGTTTTACCAATTCGTAAAGGAGATCCAAATATTTCAGCATGTTCACTCCATGCTCCAACGGTATTTTTTTTCCAAATAACGAGAGGAGAGGCTTTCATTAAAAGCCCCAAATCCCGTTTTTCACCTACTGAAATAACCCAATCCGTATAAGGCGGAACATCATATCTCTCTCCTGCTGTTCCTGCTGAATGTTGAGTAACAACGCAAAACTCCGGCTTTACATATTGCCTCGGTATCAATTCTATATCGTTGAACTTAAACTCGTTTAAATCTCCTAATTGTATTAAGCTATGCCCCCAATATTTTGATTCCATTGAGTAATACAAATATTTTTGAAACCAATCTGTTTCAAGCAATTTTGTTGCCTCCTCGTTGTACTCTCCATTGCTATCAACAATTTGCCATCCTGAATTGGCAGCGTTTAAAGTACGTTGTTGCATGGCTCCCGATAAATGGGCATCAAGTACAACATCTTTGTATGTTTGATATAATAAATATCTATTTGGGAAAAAAACACTCTCAGCCGATTTTACAGCCGTTCTCCATTTTTGAATATCTTGCCTTACTCGTTGGATTTGTTGCTCCCAAGTAATTACTCTCCTGATGTTGGCCTCCTCGGGTTGCTGTTGAGTTAGGTTGTTGGCCCTTGAAAAACTTATATCAAATCCAAATATTTTCATTTAGTAAAAGTTTACGTTTTTAGTTTGGGATCCGTATCTTATTGAAACCCCCTGCTCAGGGTTGATCTCTTTTAGATCGGCAGTAATATCTCCACTCGCAACCATTTTCAACCATTTTATTGCCTCCTCATATCTCAAGCCTCTTAATTGAGGGATGTTTCTTGGGTTGATCCTTGAATGTAAATGATACAAAGTAACATCAACCATATACAAAACAATTTGCTGATTCCGGTTATCTCCTTTAGTCCATTTTGATACATCCGTTGGTTTTGTTCCTGCCAAAACTGAGTAAGGAGTTCCGGCTCCCCATGTTGCAAGGCTTGAATCAGGAGCAACATTTTCATTTTCAACAACAGCAGTATAAACTGAATCTTTATACCAAACAATTGAGCCTGCTGAGTATTTTGTTTTGTAATTCCATTCGTTGTTCGGCAATGTAACATAAAACAAAAGCTGATCATCAACAACATAACTCCAATCTGATAAATTTGTATCAGGTTGCTTGTTTGTATTGTTTGTTAATGCCTGATAAATTTTTCCTGAATAAGAAACCCGATTGCCTATTAAATAAGCTGTTGCATTGCTCCAAGCCGTTTCAGTATATTCAACAAGGTTTTTTGCCTTGTACGTTGTTGAGTTTGAGTAAACATCCGTATCTCTGAATGTTTCGCTTATGATATACCTTTGAGATAAATAACTTGTCAATTCTGCCTGAGCAGCAAGCTCGGTATCTTTACGCACCTGATCAATGTTCTCAATTACCTGATTGAGATTATCTGATTGGATTTGCTTTAAATAGTCTAATTTTCGGAGAAACATACAACAAAAATATTATAATTAGTTAATATTTTGTCGCTTTGTTATAAGTTTTTAAGCCTAAAATTGGTTTTGTTCTGAAACCGCCTGATTGATAATTCTCATAATCTTGTTTGAATATCTCACAAATAATGCCTTGAATGTTTCCTTGTGCTTTGTTCCATCCTCGGCCTGCTTAACTTGCATCAGGTCCTCAGCCGTTTTTTTGCAGTTCTTGTTGATTGATATGTTGATCCCTGCAAAATTGGATGATAAAACAGCGTTTATGAATTGGCCTCTCATGTAAACAGATGGGTTTGAACTCGGGAGCCTAAGCACCGGCTTGAACTGCTCCAATTCCCTCTGAATAAGTTTAAAAAAGTTAAAGCCTTTCTCAATCTTTACATCCTGCTTTTTGCTTGTTGCATCCCCTGTAATCATCATGCCGTTTACATGGTTGAAATACTTTGATCTGATCATCTCACAAATTCCGGAAACGGTATTTTGAGGATGCTTTGCTGCAAACTCATCAATGATAAACAGGCTCTTGCCTTTTACCTGAGCAACAACGCAACTAAGATACGGGTTTACGTTTTCATCAAATGAAACGAACAATGGGAGGGATGGATCATAAACTGCAAGCTCTGATGTATGATTGAAAAACGAAAAACCAAAATAAAACTCTTGCCCTGTTTTTTGTAGTACATCCCAATTACCATTTACATAAACCTCAAACTCATATGGAGGCATATTGTTTTTTAATGATTCTATATAATCCTTACTCAAATAAGGGTTATCAGTTAGCTTTGCCGGAATGTAAGCCCATCCTTTTGGCAATTGGCTCTCTTTGTGTTTGTCGTAAATCCTTTGCTTTACCCAACCTAATGTTGGATTGCAAGTTGCCAAAATCTTAGGAGGGCATTGGGAGCCGTTCCAAGAGCCTGATCGTTCAATCACTTTGTTGAACGTAACCTCCTCAATTTCGTTTACCTCATCAATGCCTGCTCCATTGATCTCAAGCCCCCTGAATTTATTGAGTTCTTTGTCTGAATCATAACTCTCAGCCATGAACAAAATTTGAGAGCCGTTGTTCCAAGTAGCTGTTAAACTTTGCCCATCAAATTTTTTCAGGTATTGCTCAAAGCCTTCGGCCAACATTTGCCGGAATGATACTAAAATAGTACGTTCTAAATTGGTATATGATGCCCTGAGAATGATCCAACGGGAATTGGGATATTGGAAACAATATGTAATAAGTTCCAATAATAACCAATAAGATTTGCCTCCCCTGATAGCCCCACCATAAACAACAACTGTGTTATTTTTCAAAATGAGATGGGCCTCTTTTTGCTTAGGGGTTGGGTTGATCCTCTTGGGTTGAATCTTTTGTCGTCCAATCAATTAAAATCGGTGTTTGTATTTTTTCTCCATCCGTTGTAAGGTCGAGCTTATCCCCGTACTTTTTAGGCTTTAATTTAGATGCAATGAATTTCCTTGTATCAACTCTCAACCGGCTCCTATTTACCCATTCTCTGTTTTCAATCTCCTCCCCCATCCTGTTTAAAGTTGTATCATTGGTTGAGTTATCAGCAATCTCAAGCATCTCCTCAGCAAGATAATCAGCTTGATCCTCTCTTGCTTTTGCGTATTTGTCCGAAAATTGCTTGTTTTCGCTGATCCATTTATGAACTGTTGAACGTGTTGGCATCCCCTCTTGCTTGCAAATAGTAACAAGGCCCCTGTTTGAGTTAGCAATTGCCTCACAAATACGATCAGCAAGCTCCTCGGAGTATTTTGTCGGCCTGCCAACGCTATTTTTTTTATCCTCTTTTTTTGCCATTGTTACAGTTTTTTAATAACAATAAAGATAATAAAATTAAATGAAATAATGCTTAAAAACATAAAAAGGGGATAAATTGTAAAACTCGTATGTTCCTTTTTTTGTTGTTAGGTTTATTTTATTTCCCTCAATTGAGAGGTTTCTGTTTGTAAGTTTAAAGAGTAAAACAATTGTTTTGTTCATAGTATTTTGATTAATTTGTTGTTGTACTCCTCAATAAATTTATCGGCCTGAATCTCAAATTTTTTACCCGTTGCAACATTTTCAATTTCAAACCTGAGATAAAAGCCAATAAAGGGCCTGAAATATTCTCCTGATCCTCTACCTGAAACAATTGAGAGGATTCTAAAAACCCCCTTATCTGTTTTAAATGTTTGGTTCAAAGTTGGAAAAATAATCATAAAGAATCAATCTGAGTTAGTTTTTTATGTTCAGCTTGGAGGCTCATCAATTCGCTTTTTTGTTTAAAATATTCATTCCTAAGATCGTTCAACCGTTCATAGGTTAAACGTAACTCTTGTTCTAATTCCAAGGCCTCAAGGATTCCCTCTGATATTTGTTTTAGTTTTATTTTACGATCATTGAGAGCAGGATGATTTGGGTTTTTCTCCTCAAAAGTTAAACATTTGATCATAAGATCGTTTATTGCTTTTCCTGATTGCTGAATTTTAGAAAGGGATAATATCCTCCCGTTGGTTGATAAATTGTTCATTTGGTGTTAGTTTTTGTTGTTGTTTTGTTTCTTTTTTTGGGTTAGTTGCGTATTGCCTTTGCCCTGCAATATGCTCATAATATCTTGATCGTTGATAATCAAAGTAAAGCCGGCATTGCCCCTTTTTTCCGATATGTTTTGGCTTAGCCTTTTGGATGATAATATCAGCCTCGTTTGTTTCAATGCTTGGCCTGTTTACGCAAATAATTGTTTCAGCCTTAGCATACCAAGCAGCCCCTCCTGATAGTTCAAAGGCTGTTGGGGGTTTGTACGTTCCATCAGCCTGCTGCTGCAAGGTCCTTGGATGGGCAATAACAAATGCGTGAACGTGCAATTTTCTTGCAACCCTCCTGATTTTACCAAGGGCATACTCAAGGTATTTATCCTCTCGGCCTCCATGCTTATCAAATTTATGGCTTAACTCATTCCAAGGATCAATTGAAAAGGTATCAAGCCCCTCGGTATCTTTTGCCTCCTCAGCCATTTTCAAAACATCATCAAGCGTAACATCTTGAGCATCAGTATTTGCAATATAAAAATAATTACTCAAATAGGCATCAGCCTTGTATTTTTCTTGAGTTGAAATTTTGTTGTTGTATTGGCTTAAATAGCTTTTTCCCGTTAATTTATGTGTTAATTCTGCAACAATTTCGGCAGGGGAGCCGGTTTCAGGAGCAAAAATAAGATGTTTAAAACCATAAAATTCAGTAAGGTTCAAAAGCAGCTCCATGTGAAACTCAGATTTTCCATGGCTCGGGATTCCTCCGATATAAGTTGTACAACCCCGTTTAACCCTATACAAATCGCTTATAGCAGCGAATCCCACCCCAAGCCCTATATCAATACCTTTTTCAATAAGCGTGTCTGTAATGGGCTGTAAATCGTTTGCTGTTAAATATGGCTTTTTTATCATAAATTTGCATTGTTTGATTTGTGTTTGTTTGCATTTGTAGCAAGCCAATTGTTAAAATGCTCTTTAAATTCTTTTTTTGTTTTGGCCGGAGCATTTGTTGAGATCAAGTGATAAACAAAAGCACCCATGCAAGCAGATAAATCGTTCCACGTTTTTGATAGTTTGTATTTCATTGAAATTGCCTCAACCCAAATTTGTTCCTTTTCAACCTCAGCAGCTAAACTCCAAAAATCATCAGTTGCCTTATTTATTATATTTCTTTCTTTCTTTTCTTTAGTATCGGTTTTGTATGGTTTTTGTAATACCGTTGTATTAATCTCTTGATTTTCAATGTTTTCCCTTTTCCATCTTTTTAAAACATTATTCCTTCCCCTACTTGATTTTTCTATTCTTTTCCCAATGCTTTGTAATACCCTTGTATTACAGTAGTAATACTGTTGTATTTCAAAAAGTTCATAATTTTCAAGAATATCAATGATTACATTTTCATCATCCTGAAGCTCAAACGCTATTGAGTTTATTTCATCTTTTTTAATCATGCCCTCCTGTTCGTGCATTATCTCAATTAAGCACCAATAAATGCCTATCCCTTTCATCCCTTTAATTCTCCTTAGTCGAATTAATTTAGGATCACGCCTTGCGTTGTAATCATGGTCAAAATAAAAAGCCATTTTATAAATAGTACGTACAAAGGAAAGCCCTACCAACCCGCTAAGAATGGAAAAGGGCTAACCCTGTACGATTATTTTAAATATGTTATTGTTGATTTCATTTAGCGAGTTGGATTTCAGTTCACAAATATAACAACTCAACCAATTTGATGAGCAGTTATTGAAAACTTTAATAAAGGTCTTTTTCTTTTAGCTCAGGGATCAGGCTGAAAATATCCTCTCCCCTTGAGAGCCTTGATAGCTTTTTTTGAATCTCAATGTTAAACTGAGTAAAGGCATTGCCAACCGGAGTTTGTAATTCAAACCGTTGTTTTTTGATTTCCTGATCAATTTCATGCTCAATGATGAGCTTTATCTGTTGTATTAGTTGCATAGTTGTTTTACATTAAAAATTTATTCAATCCATCAGCAGCCCTCTGAATAGCTGATGCCCGTTCATTTAGGCTGATGATGTGTTTTGTTAGTTCTCGTTTATCCCTTGAGCAATAATACCCCTCTGAGGTTGCAATAACAGGGAGCATTGAGTTTGTTCGTATAAAGTTTATGATTTTTCTCAGCCTTACCTCTGAAAACTTATGCCCTGCCTTTTTCATTGCCTTAACAATATCAGCCCCCTTGATCGGGTTGCTTTTTGTTTTGGTTTCAAGCCCTCGGCAAATTGGCCTAACAAGTTTAAGCTCATCCTCTGTTAGCTCTTTTGTTAATGTTTCAAATCCGGTTATCATGCTTTTTTGTTTTAACATGGTTCAATAAAACTGTTTCAATGTAGTTGTTTAGTTTTCTGTTATCCTGCTTTGCAAGTTCAGATAGCTGAACAAGGAGATTTTTATTCCCCTTGCTCGGTCTGAATGTTAGTGTTTCGTAAGGCATTTTTTATGATATAGATTTTAGGAACTTTGCAAATGTTGTATATCTGATGCCATCAACAAAAACATAATATAATTCAGCTACTGTTTTTGTTGGTCGTGGCAATCTATTAATAGTATAATTAATACCATTAACCTGAATTACCTCTGTGTTAGATTGTTCTGTATATGGAACAATTACTGAATATTGCTTTTTGCAATGTTTGATATTGGTTTCCATGATTTCAAAGTTTTAAAGGTTTATGTTTGTGCTTATACTGTTTTATACGTCAAATGTAACACAATAGTTTCAATAAACAACAGTTTTTTAAAAAAAATGAAACATATTGATTTTGTTGCTATTAAAAATTGCTGTTTATTGAAAAATCAATAAATTCAAGCCCTTTTTTTACAACCTCCTTTTTAACATTCAGCTCAAAAATATACCTATCATTAAAACCGTATTTTTTTTGGAGTATATCAATAAAGGGCTTAACAGGGTTATCAATATCGGCAAGAGGAGAGGAAACTCCAAAAACAAGGCTCAACTTATATGGAGGATCAGGCAATTTTAACGGCCTTAATAACAACATAACATCTCTCTGATATAAATTATAAGCAACTGTTTTAAATCGTTTCCCCTGCCATGCCTCATTTACACTCAAGGGTTTTATCTTAACCCTGATCATTTTAACAGGAACCTCCTTGATCCGGCTCTCTCTTTTAGGTATTTTGAGTACAACTCAGGCTGCTCCTTTTTAAATGTTTCAACATCAAATATTGTTGATGCCTTTGAACTTTTCCAAGTGATCAAGGTATTGCCTAAGTATGAGAGCCTCTCAGAATCCTGCAAAACCAATTTTAACTGCTCTTTTAAGCTCTCAGCCTTATCCTCAAGGGTTTTGATATGTTCGTTTACCTCAGCCAATTCAGAAACAACAAGAGCCGTTTCCTCGTTGGCCTCAGTTGTTTTTCCCTCGGTTGATCTGTTAAACAGTTTCTCAATATCGGAGCCTGAAATTGGCTCAGGAGCTATTCCTGTTTGAACATGATTAAGCCAAAACTTTTCAGCCTCGTTTACCATGTATTTGAAAAGCTCCTCATCAAATGAAACATAAACAACATTGAAATTTAAACCCCTCTCAAGCCAAGCAATTGCTCCTGTTTTAAGCCCAAAGATACCCATGTACCATTGAACTTGACAAAACCAATTTTTTGGCAACTCATCCTCATCAATAGTTTTTTGAGTTGTTTTACACTCCAAAACCCCAAATGAATCATTGAGCTTGAAAATACGATCAACAGTTCCAAGGATATAAGGCTTTGAGAGCAGTTGCTGTTGGATGATGCCATCATCTCCGGCAATGATCTCGGCTCCGGTTTCCTCAACAAAGTAATCAACAACAACGGCCTCCAATTTTTTCCCTGCTCTTGTATGTTCATTTCCTTTGAACGGTTCACTTTGCCCTGTTTTGTCAAGGAAAACATCCAACGGGGTTTTGTAAGGATCAAGGCCAAGGATTGCAGTTATCTCTGATCCTCCGATCCCCTTGGCTCGTTCCTGATGCCAAAGGGTTTCATTAATTTGTTTTATCATAACAATTCAGTTTGTTTGTTTGTGTTTTCATTTTTTGGCTCCTCCTGAGAGGGTTGTTCCTCAATTACCTCTGAATAATCAAAGGCATCAACATCAAGCCCTTGGCCGTTGTTGGTAAATGCTTTCTCTCTTATGATTGCCTCATCTGCCTTTGATGCCTCATAAATCGTATCTGATAGGGGTAAATACTTGATCAGTTGTTTTATTGCCTTAGCCTTAGCCATTGCCTCATAATCGGTTGCCCATGCTCCTGATGGCTTAACAGCGTTCTTTGTCATTGGGTTCCTTAATCTCAACCTCTCAACTTGTTGCTTTGTCAATACTGCAAAGTTATGCCCTCCATTCATAAGATGAGCAACAGCGTAAACATATTTGATCTCTCCGGTTGCCTCGGGGTTTGGTTTATGAATCAGCTTAGGATAAAGGCCAAGCTCATACTCAAAAACATCCCCCTCTCTAACAACCTCGGCAAAAATGTTTCTCACTTGGCCTGATTGCTGAGCCAATTTTATAAAACCTTTATATCCGATCTGAAACTGAACTTGCCCCCCATACGGGATAAAATAACACTCCCCAAGAGAATCAACCGGCTTGAACCCAAGTATTGATGCCTGCATTACTGCTCCGATCAAACTCTGAGCCGTACATTCAGCAATTTTTGGATTCTTAGCAATCAATGATGTTGCCATTTGGATCATACGATCAGCCGTTAAATGTTTCGGGAGGGCCTGAGATATTTGCAATTTCATTCCATTCAATACCGTTTGAATGTCGGTATGTTTTAATCCTGCAAGAGTTCCTTTTTTTGTACTCTTTGCCATTGCCTCAGTAATGATTGAGGCGTTTTCTGTTTGCTTTGTCATAGTTATTTGGTTTTTAGTTTGTATTTGTATTTGTACAAAGATAAGATAATATTTTTAATATACAACAT